TTATTTATTTTAAATTTTATTATAAAAATATTAAATTTATTTTTTTTTTTTCTAATACATAAATATCATTTAAAAAAAAGTACATGATATTATTAAATATGTTGACATAATTAAAAACCTTATATATATTGATATACCTACATTTTGACTATATTTTATATAAAAAAATGATTTTATGTATACCATGTTCAAAATGTACAAGCACGTTCAAAATGAACGCAAATTGTACAAAATGAACAAACTTGACATAAATATGTAACATTTGCAAAAAAGCATAAAAAAAAGAGAGTTATAAAACTCTCTTTTATATTATATCTAATTTTTTTAGTTTGCTAAGTGTTTGTTCTTTTTGTCTTGTACTTGTAAAAACTCTTTTTGTGTTATATAGGTTGTTATTTGTTCTTTCTAGTAAACTATCAAGATAACTTTTTTGTAGGTCTGTTTGAATATTAAAATATGCTTGAATATTTGTTTTGCTTTCATAGTATATATTTGTTAAGTGTTCTTTCTTTTCTAGTTCTTGCAAGTCTTGCGTTGTGTTATTGTTTGTTATTGCTTTAAAATATGTGTTATAGATATATTTCATAGTATTTTTATATGCTTTTTCCATGTCTTGCATATATTCCATGTAACACTCTTGTAGTATATCGTCTAAAATGTCCTTAAAATCTTGTGTGTGTTTGTAAAATAGTTGTGTTAATGGATTAACTTGTCTTGTTTTTATGCTTTCTTTCGCTATTGCAAAAAACAGTTTTTTGATTTCATCTTCGGTTATATCGTTTGCGTTGATATAATCAAAAATCATTTTTTTGATATTATTCATTTTAAAATCTTCCTTTCTTATATATAATATAAATGTTGTGTAGTACCCTATATTTTGTTATATGTTTTTTGTGTGTTTGTGGTATAACATTTATATTTTATATTCCATATTATACAAAAATATATATTACTTGTCAAGATTTTTTTTATCTTGCGTGTTCTTGCGTGTGTATATATTATTTGTACCCTTGCGTACCCACGAAAATTTGTTCTCACGGCTCCCACGATTTCCTTTGTTTGAATTATATCAATTCTACTGTTGAGAGCTGTTTAAGATGTGTTGTGTGTTTGTGTAAGAGTTGTTGACATACAGCAGGGGGTGTGTTATACTATGTTCATAATGAACAGGAGGTAACTATGAAGCAAATAGAAAACACAAAGTACTACTACGAAGGTGGTAGGGTATTTAGAGAAGTGAATATAGCTATGCGTTCAGGTGTTCCTAGTTGTCTTTTAACAACCAGAGAAGGTACTAGAAAATGGTTCTCTATCAGGGACATTGAGATAGCCTTAGGAATTATCGTTCAAAATGAACAGACAAAAAATAACATTGTTCAAAGTGAACAAGTAACAAAACAGCAACCAGAAGAACTTAACTTTTAGCAATTTTGTGAAAAATTAACTATTTATAACTGGAAAAGTGTGATATAATTGTTATAACATAGGAGGTTATTATGTATAAAATAAATCAGATTTATAATATACCAATTTATATAGGGACGTTTCCGAGAAGTTCTTACATTAAGCCCTGCAGGTGCATAGGTATTTACGATAAGGGGCGTCTAGGGAAGATGTATCTTTTTGAAAGACCTAAGACTAAGATTAGGACTTGTATTATGGTGCCACCTGCCTTTAAGTTTAAAAAAGAAGCAGTAGCACAACTACCTGTATATAGGGAGGGTAGACACTATGGAAAATGATTTTGTGTGTATGTCTTGTGGGAACTTAGTTCCAGAAAGACACAGGTCACAGTTTTATATGGATTGTCCTTATTGTAAGGCTATTACAAGCCTCTACAGACCACAGCCACATCAGGTGCTGTTCCATAAAGACCCTACGCCGATTAAGGCAATTCTAGGTGGGTTCGGTTCTGGTAAGTCTTTAACTGCAGATGCAGAGGTGTTTGACCACCTAATAAGTCTACCTGGAGCTAACTTTTTAGTACTGGCTCCTACTGTAAAGCTTATAGAACAGACAGAAGTGCCTACTTTCTTAAGCTTAATTCCACCTTCTCTTATTAGAAAACACAGTAAGAAAGATAACACGATAGAGCTAGTTAACGGTAGCACTTTACTATTCTTTAGCTCGGAAGATGAGCAAAAACTACGTTCTTTGAACCTTACAGGGTATAAACTAGAAGAAGCCTCAGCTATTAAAAAATCGGTCTTTGAGCAACTGCCTGCCAGACTTAGACACCCAGTTGCTAACTGTAAACACAATAAGAACTTAAAAAGGAACGCTTATCTTACAATTATATGCTCTAACCCAGCAAATAACTGGATTAGGTCAGATGTGCTTCTAAAATCTAATAAGATTTATGCTTCTACGCCAGAAGAACCTACGAAGCTAAAGCTTATAAGCTCTCTGAAGATGGGTAACTGTAACAACTGCTACCAGTACTCAAGAGATGAAAGTGAAGTAAACCCTTATATGTCTACGCATATACACACTTCTTTTATGAATAAGTATCTGCCAGACGATTTCATTGAAAAACAGATTAAAGCACACGATAGTAAGTGGGTTGATAGGTTTATCTACGGTAGCTTTGATTACGCAGATGGAGCTGTTTACCCAACGTTTAGACAGGCTATTTGTGAGCCATTTCCAGTTCCATACCATTTCCCAAGACTTGTTAGTATGGACTTTGGTGGTAAAGACCCTACAGCCCTAGCGTTTCTAGCTATTAACGTTGATGAAGGAATAGTGTATTTTTACGATGAGTATTACGAAACAAGCCTTAACGTAGAACAGCACTCTAAGCTCATTAAGCCGAAGTTAGATGCCATACCACAGGGTATGATGCTTGTGCCACTAAGGGCTGACCCTTCTGGTAAAGCTAAGCAGATTTCTACACAAAGAAGCTTGTTTGACCACTATGCCGAGTACGGTATACTCTGTACAGAAGCAAATAATGCTATAAATGCAGGTCTAGCTAAGGTAAATACTTATCTGGAACAGGGAAAACTTAAGATATTTAGCACTTGCACCAACGCTATTAAGGAAGGAACTAACTATTCTTACGATTTAGATAAGGTAAAAGACAAACCTGTCGGAGGTTTTGACCACTTGATGGATTGTCTAAGGTACGCTATGGTAGAACTTCCTGATAATCCAGCAGATTTAATACAATTTGCAGGAGCATATTACTTAAATGAGAAACAGAAAAAACGTAATAGAGAAGAATTATTGTTTAGACACGCACTAGATATGGACGAAAGTTATGAAGAAAACGTAGATTGGTACAATTTTTAGTTGAATTTGACCCCTTTTTGTTGTAAAATAGAACAAAAGAGGGGTGTTTTTATGCAAAAATTAGAAAAAGATGCTAAAATTGACGAAATTATCTCAAAAATTAACGAAATTGTGGAAAAAATCAACGATAATGGTTCAATTATTGAGTTTGACCCTAAGACAATGAACTCAGATATTAAGTCGTACTTTGATGGTACAGGGGGTATGATGTAATGAAAAAACCAAAATTAGAGTACATTTTAGCTGAATTTGAAAAAATGAAGCAAAATCGTGGAAAAAACGATGCAAAATGGAAGATGTTAGATGCTTTTGATAGGGGTGAACAATGGGACTTATCAGCAATAAATATGCCAAGTTGGGTTCCAAGACCTGTAACAAACTACATATACGTAGTAAAATCTATCAAAAAAGCCTCTTTAGTTGATAATGTAAAGGAAGGAACTCTTTTACCTTTGTCACCAGAAGATGCTGACAAAGTAGAAGTTCTTAATAAACTTAAAAGGTCTAAGTGGAAAAAGTTATCTGTTGCTAATACCATAAGAAAAACAGCAGATAGAGCTGTGCTTCTTGGAACAGGTATAACTTATGTAGGTTATGACCCAGACGTAATAGGTGGGGGTACTAATACGAGATATGAAGGTGAGTTAGTTGTAAGGGAAATAGACCCAAGTGGTTTCTATATAGACCCAATAGCTTACTCAATAGATAACGCTCGTTTTTGTGCAACAGTTGAGCGTAAGAGTTTTGAATTTATAGAAAAACATTTTCCTAAGAAGGCTAAGAAGTTTAAAGATAAAATATTAAAAACACATAATGTTTCTGATGGTGCTGGAGAAATCTATAACAGAGATTATCAAACAAACCAAGATGATGCTATAACGTTTATAACTTTCTACTACAAGAACGAAATGGGTAGAGTAGGTTATGTATATGTAGCCAATGGTGTTGAAGTTGGTAATGTTCCAGATAGTTATATGCAAGATTTCCCATTTGCAATACTTTATAATATAAGACAAATAAATGATTTCTGGGGTAAATCAATATGTGAACTTGTTTTAGATAACCAAAAACTTGTAAACAAAGTAGAAAGTATTATAGCTTCTATGGGTGTTTTACTTCAAAATCCACCAATCTTTGTAAGCGTAGATAGTGGTATAGATATTAAAAAATATACAAAATATAGAAACGCACCATCTACTGTTTGGGGTGTTAGAGGTGACCCACGTCTTGCTGTGTATATTCCACCACTTCCAGAAATACCAGCAACACTACTTCAATTAAATGAAGTTGCTAAGAACAATATAAAAGAAATAGCTGGTCTTACAGAAGCTTATATGGGAGATAGTGTAGGTTCTCTTACAACATCTACTGGTGTAAACTCTCTTATAAATCGTTCAAAAATAAGAGATAAAGACCAACAATTTGAACTTGATGGTTATATAGAAAGACTAACAAGACTTATGGTAGATACTTTAATCAGAACAATGTCAATGCCACAAACATTTAGAGTAGATAATGATGACCCTAATACAAAGAATATGTATGAGTTTGTAGATATAAATCCAGAGGAATATTCTAATATTAACTATGATTTCTGGGTATCAGTTCACTCTACTACAGAACAGACACCAGAGAAATTACAAGAAGATGCTATGCAAGCTATGCAAATGCAAATGCAATTTCAACCTGCTGTTCCTCTTATTACTCACGAAGAATTTATCAGTGCTATGAACTGGTCTGATACTTTCAAAGAAAACATACTTGCTCGTTTAAGACAAGATGATATAGAAAATCAAAAGAACAAAGTGTTAGATATAATGACACTTGTAGGTGACGTGACAAATCCAGAAAGTGAATTGTTTGGTATGCCTATAGAAGATGTAGTTCAAGCAGGTCTACAAATACTTAGACCAGAAGAACAAAAACTAGGTAACGTGGGTGGTGTGCAACAAGCTCAGGCAACTACTCAGGGACAAACTTATTCACCACTTTCTGCAATATCTTAAATGCCGAAATGTCTATTCATTTTTCCTCCTTAAAACTGCAAAATATTTGCCGATATTTTGCAGTATTTTATTGACTTACGAGTAAGATTGTGTTATATTTATATTATAATAGTAAGGTAGGGTGTCCGAAGCCCTTAAAGTAGAGTTTATATACCTTACGAGGTCATTAAAAATCGCTGATTTAATGACTTACTCAATGGCGTAAGAGAAATGAGGTTATTTTTATGGAAGAAAATCAAGACTTAGGTACAATAACAGTACAAGAACCAGCAGTTGACAATGCTGATATTATGGCACAGTTGATGGAAGAATATAATGACAACCACCAACAAGAGCCTGTAGGTGATGAAGATACAACTGAGTTAGAAGAAGTTGTGGAAGAAGAACCAGAAACTGTAGATGAACCTGCTATAGATGAAGCAGATGAGCCTACAACAGAACCTACTGAAACTACTGAAACTACTGAGATGTCATCTAAAGCCAATCAAGCATTTAAGCAAATGCGTGAAGAATTAAACACTTACAAAACTATGGCTCAAAACAATGAAGCTTATGCAAAAGTAATAAAAGAAATTGCAGAAGCTAATAATACAACTCCAGAGGAGCTTATTAAAAATTATAATGATAAGAAAACTGCTTCTGAAGCTGAGAAAGCAGGAGTACCTGTGGAAGTTTACAAAAAGCTAAATAGTTTGGAAGCTGAAGTACAAACACTTAGAAATAAACCTATTGAGGAGAGATTTAATGCTCAAATTCAGGGTCTAGTAGATAAGTATAAACTTCAAGATAACGAGTTAAGAGAGTTCTTTGCTGAAGCCAATGCTAATGGTTTTGATTTGACTAAGGTAAAGGACATTGGGAAAGTTTATGAATTTCTTAATGTTGACAAAGTTATTAACAAAAAGGAACAAGAAAGATTGGAGCAAAAAGAGAAGATTAAAAAACAAGCTCCATTAAGTCCTGAACAAACTACTGTTGTAGAGGTTGATGAGGACGCTGAAATAGAAGCTATGCTTAAAAAGAGAGGTGCTTGGAACGGTTAATCTTCTAATATTTAAGAAGAAAGAAGGTTATGAAAATGCCAAGAGTTATGAATACAACAAGTGCTATCAATGCTACAGATAGCAACAATGGTTTAAAACCAGACGCTTTTTATTCAAAAGCACTTTTAACAATGATAAGACAAACATCTTATAAACACAGAATGTTTGCAGAGGTAAAACAATTACCTAGAAACTATGGAGATACTATCAATTTTAGAAGATATACTAAATTAGAACCAGTATCTACACCACTTACTGAAGGTGTTACACCTGATGGTAAATCAGCTCAAGGTTCTAGCTTAACAGCTACTCTAGCTCAATATGGTGATATAATGTTCTTCACAGACGTAGTTGCTGACGAACAATTAGACGATGTTAAAGCTGAGTATACTGTAGAGTTAGGTTACCAAGCTCAAGAAAGTTTAGATACAATTTGTAGAACAAAAATGTATTCTGAAGCTTCAAAAACTTATGCTGGTGGAGCTACATCTTTAGCAACTATGGAAGATGCTGAAGCTTATAGACCAACTTTAGACCTATTCAGAAAAGTTGCTCTATCAATGAAAGTTAACCACATAAGACCAAATCGTAAAGCAGGTAACAAATATGCTGTACTTATAGGTGCAGAAGGTATGTTTGACCTACTAGACGATGAAAAATTAGAAAAGAAATATATGATGACTGGTGGAACAAACCAACCAATCAAAAACAACATTGTTGTAGATATATATGATTTACACTTTGTAGAAGTTCTTAACCCACTTATTCAAGAAGGTGGAGCATCTAGTGATATAAACGTACATACTGCTTTCGTTATAGGACAAGAAGCTTACGCTGAAACTATGTTAGAAGGAAGAAACGTACAAGTTATATCTAAAGCTCTAGGTTCTGCTGGTACTGAAGATGGACTTAACCAAAGAAGTTCTATTGGTTGGAAAATTATGGGTTACACAGTTAAAGTTCTTACACCACTTGCATTAAATGCAGTACACTTTGTACCATCTAATAACTAATTGGTGTAGTTAAATAGATAATCTTTAGGGAAGGAGGGTCTTATATGCCAAACATAAATACATCTAAAATGAAACCTGCTAAATTATCTGAAAAAGAGTTAATTAAAGAGCAGAAAGAAGTAGAAAAGAAGTTTGTGGAAGATAGTACCGTTGAAGTTACTATTCCTAAAGCCTTATCTGGTAAATTAACAAACCCATATTATTGGGCATTAAATGGTGTAGTATTTGCTTTTGAATTAGGAAAACCTAAAAAAGTGCCTAAGCCAGTAGCTGACCACATCAATCAAATGCTTAATGAAATTCAGTAATATTTGTAAAAGGCAGTAGTACAAGCTATTGCCTTTTCTTTTATAGAAAGGAAGAATTATTATGCAATTAGAAGTAATTTATACAGATGTCAATTTACAGACAGATGAAAGTTATGATAACACAACATTGTTACCATTTTTTAACGATGCTATATCATTTATAAATAGAAGAAAACATACATTTTACCCATATCTTCCTACTAATACAGGTTCAAATTACAATTACGATGCTTTAAAAGAAACTTGGATTAGACAAATAGTAATAAACTATATGTGTCATTTAGTAAAAACTTTAGACAGCTCTCAGTTTGAATACACAGATTTCTTAAAGAAATGTGAAGATGCTATGGAAGATTTTATGCAGGTTAAAGACCCAGCAGAATTTGCTTCTGGAGCAGAAGGACACGAAGATGAAGGCTTAGAAATACATCAAGTAGATTACAGTAATAACATAATGAACAATAGGTGGTGATTATATGGGAAATGTTGGTTACTATACAGACCCCTCACAAAAGTTGTTTTTTCAAAAAACAAACTTTATGGGTGGAATAAATAATGGTACATCAGATGATTTAGTACCAGAAAATTGTGAGAAAAATCTTGTAAATTTTGATTTGAGTTATGCAGGTGCCTTATCTAAAAGAGCAGGTTTTATTAGACATACAAACTTACACTTTATACCAAAGTTAAATGAGTTTTCAAATTTTGCTGATTACCCTACTTTGCTTTTAGATAAAACACAAAAAGCTTTAAAAGACTGTTCAATGGTACAGGGTATCTTCCAATGGAAAGATAGTGAAACATCAAAAGAGTATATAATAATGTTATACTGCAATCAGGTGTATATAAAACTATCTACACAGAGTGAAACTATAGGTTCACTTAATGATTACGAACAATGGAAACCTGTAACTATGCAAAAGTATGATGAAGCTAATTCAACTTATACACCTTATCTTACAGGTACTACTTTTGAAAGAGTATTGTTTAAAGAAAATGCAGACCAAACAGCTATAGCTGTAGACGTTCCAATATTCTCAAAAGTTTACGATAGTGAAGGTGGAAGAAGAACTATAGTAGGTAAAGATGCTTGGGAAAAATTTATTGATGAAGATTTAGCTAAAACATATAAAGTAGATGGTATAGCTTATGGTGGTGCTTTTTACTTAGCCACAGGTTATAAACTTATGGTTATTAAAAATGAAAATGGTACCATAACAGCAAAACAAATAGCTCCAATAGTTCCTACTACACCAGAGTACAACACAATAGGTGGAAACTTACTTTCTGTAGACCCTGCAAATGCTATTAAATCTTCAACAGGTGTAGCTTTGCAAGTTAGTGGTATGGTAATCACAAGTGATTATGAAAACAAAAGGTTACAGGGAGGTTTAGTAAACCACCCAATAAATATAAAGGCTATTGTTATTAGACCTAGTGCTTCTTATGAAGTTTATTATAGATTTAAATATCAAAAACAGGGACAAGATGATTGGACAAATAAAGCTACAACTCAATCTGGTTGGGAAAAAATGACTTTGTCAGAAGGTGTAGACCCTACTTGGCAAGTACTTTTAAATCAGGCAACGTTGTATAACTTCTCAATAGAGATAACACCTTCTAGTAATATAGATACATCAAATTGGACTGTAAATAACACAGGTCTTGTAGAGAGTTACGTTTACACAAGCTTTGAAGTTAAAGAGGTTCCTTCATTTATGGCTAGTGCAGACTTCTCATTACACACTTGTAGAAGGTTATTGGTTTATTATGACCAATTATTAGCATACCAAGATACAGCTGATGGTAATGTTTTGTATATAAGTGATTATAGAAGATTTGATTATTTCCCAGCTGACTACAACACTATTGTAGATACAGCTACGAAAGATGAGATAACGTCTATAAACTATTTCCAAAACGTTTTAGTACTGCTTACAGAAAGGAATATCTTTATGCTTAAAGGTAGAAACCCTTATGACTTTGCTCTTACAAACATCAATAGAACAATAGGGTGTAAGTATGGTTGGACTGCAAGAGCTGTAGGAAACTACTTATACTTTATGTCTATAGAAGGTTTGTTTAGATTAAAATCAATATATAACACAGAAGATAGACTTAATGTTGAGCAAGTAGACTTCAAAATAAATACACTATTCTCTAAAAATGCAGATGATTACATAGCATTTACATTTAAAGGTAATTATTATTTAGTAGAAATGACTAAATATATTTATGAAGAAGGGTTGTTTAGAACATCAGAAAATGGTAAAATTTATATATATGATAGTTACTTAGAGGCTTGGACAAGTTACTCTGGTAAATATTTGAATATAAACAATGTTTTAATACTTGGAAATAATATTTGTGCAGTAGATAGAAACACAAATTCTTTCCTAGTTTACCCAGACCTTAAGGTATTAGATAAGGAAATTAAAAGGTATATAGATGGGGAAACTTATTATATAAATGATGATGGAACTGAACTTGTGAAAACAGGTGAAGGTACTAATTATTTAACTAGGTTAGAAGAAACCTATAATTCTTTAGGCAAACCTTACCACACTAAAAAATTTAAAGAAATTATGATTAAAACTTTAAATAGTAGAGAAGGTAAAACAGGTCTTATGGTTACAGTTGATGTTGATGGTGCTTATGTAGTAAACCCAGAAAAATATACTGTAAATGTAGACCCTATTACAGGAACTGTTAGTGTACAGTATTTCAATAAAGACGGTGCTATAAATGGTGAGTATGCAATAGAATTACTTGAAAATGTTTCTATACCAACCATAGCTACTTTAGGAAAAAGTTTTGAAGTAGGAGAAGCTTTGCTTGGAGATTATGATATTTCACTACACAAAATTAAATATTCAGGTAAGGGTAAGACTGTAAAATATATAATAGAACAAGTAGACGATAAGTTCTTTGGAATTTTAGGACACTCTACAATTTACAAAGAGAAAAAACCGTCTGTGAAATGAGGTGATATTTAATGGAATACCAAATAAGAGTACCAGTTTCAGCCTTAAAGTGGTTTGAAAATGGTGAATTAGTAAAAAACCCAGAATTTAGTGCTAATATGGAAGCTTTAAGAGTGGGTATAAATGAAAACTATAATGAAATTCAAGATATTCAAAACACAATAATAACTTTGGCACCTATAGATAGTGTTACAGGTGAAGCTCAAGCAAGAATAAATGGTGACTTAGCTTTAGGACAAAGAATTGATGAAGTTATAGATAGTATACCTACAAAAGTTTCACAACTACAAAATGATAGTAATTTTACACCAAAAAACTATGTAGATACAATAAATACAACTATACAACAGCAATTAACAACTATATCAGGGTCTGTTGCTGAGTGTTTATTACCTGCAAATATCTTAGCTGGTAGTAGAGTAACACTTACTAAACAAAATAAGAATATTACAATAAATGTAGATATCTCAGATATTGTAGCTCAAATAAACGTAATAAATGATAGTTTAGATAAGAAATTAGAAACAGGTAATGTTAAAGCAGGACATGGTATAAGAGTTGAAACAAATGGTAGAAACGTTACAATATACAATACTTATGCAGAAACTGGTGGACAGACTGCTGTTGATGTGTCTATTAGTGATGCTGGTGGTTACTTTAGTACAGATAGTGTAGAAGGTGCACTACAAGAATTAGGTATGGCACTATCAGGTATAAGTGTGGCTGTTGATAACCAAAGTGAGGTGGTATTGTGAGTGTAGTAGACGCTATAAATGCAAATACACAAGCTGTTATAGCTGGTAAAACAAACCTAACTACAGCAATAATAGAAAAAGGTGGGACAATAGACCAAGCAGGTGCTTTACCGACTTTCTCTGAACTTGCCAAAGGTATTGAGAGTATTTCTGGTGGAGGTAGTGGTGGAGGTAGTGGTTTTGCACCACTTCCTGTCACTAATGTTGCTATTGAACGTGTAGACGTTAATCAATTAAAAGTAAGTTGGAAGCTTCCAGATGTTATTTATCACGATGTTATACAGATTAGATTAGGTATAAATTACATACCTAGTTTGCCTGAAAAGAGTACAGATATAATATTTACTACAGTTTTAGAATTAATAGAAGAAGTTTTTATAGACATTGATTTAAGTAGTTTAACAGCTACTGATTTTGTAGGTGTGTGGGTTACACCAGCAACAAATACAGGTGCTGTGCAAACAATAAGAACCCATGAAAACACAGCTTCTACTACAACAGAAGGTTATCACGTTACGGAAACAATTTCTTTTAGTACAGGTATGGTAGTTGATATGCTTACACCTTTTTTTGTTTATGATAAGATAACTACAAAAAATAGTGACACATCACTCCCACAATCACAATTAGATAACGCTATATATTATTTACAGAATACAGGTGAACTAAGGTGTTGCATACCTTATGTAGAAGGTAATTATAAAGTTTATAGTTCAGGTACAGGTAATTTTGCTTGTAAAACAAGTTATTATGCAGGGACGCATCATACAACTTCTATATATAAATATGATATGACAACAAGAAAATGGACTAGAATTGGTAGTGAGTGGGCGTATGCCTTTTGGATTGATACTAGCTTTGGTATTTTTGATAATTGTCCTGTTAACTTGTATGACAAAGATGATGTAATCGTATGGGAAGGTTATACTGGAAAGTAAGTGAGGTGATATTGTGAGTGTTATAGATAAATTAAATGCAAACACACAAGCTATTATAGCAGGAAAGACAGCTATAACTACAGCTATTATAAATAAGGGAGGTAGCGTAGACCAAGCAGGTGCTTTACCGACTTTCTCTGAACTTGTAGATGCTGTAAAAAACATACAGACATATTCTCCTAGTTATGCACCAGAAGCTGTTATAAATGTTAAATTAATTAGGTCTGGTGAAAATCAACTTAAAATAGTTTGGGAAAACCCAACAGATTTAACAAATGCTTGGTTAAATCAAGTTAGAATAGGTTTAAATTATATACCAACAATACCAGAAGCTCCTACAGATTATATAGTTACTGTGGGTTGGGCTACTACAGAGGTAGTTGTAGATATTGATTTGAGCAGTCTTGTTATAGGAGATTTTGTAGGTGTGTGGGTTACACCAGTAAGTGTTGATGGTGCTGTGCAATCTATAAAAAACGATAGTAATACAGCTACTGTAACTATAGATGAATATGCTGTAACGGAAGTAGTTAATTTTAAAGCAGGTTCTTCTGTTATGGCAGTTAATTTTGGTGAGTTCTTTTTTGATTTTGCTAAGATAACCACATCAAATAGTAATACAACTCTTACACAAGACTATTTAGATAAAGCAATATACTACTTACACACAGATGGTAGTTTTAGGTGCTGTATACCTTATGTTGAGAACAATTATGAGATGTATTATACAGGCTCCGTTTTCCAATCTAAACAAAGTGGTAGTGCAGGTACACAACATATGTTATCTATATATAAATATGATGCAAGTACTAGAAGATGGACAGTAATGTCTAAGGATTGGGCTTACACTTGGGGAGCTACTACTATTAAAGTTGCACACAATAAATGTCCAGTTGATTTGTATAACCAAGATAATACTATTGCTTGGCACGCTTATGTTGAACCAACAACTGAATAAAATAAGGGAAAACACTTCCCTTATTTCTTTTTATATGTTATAATAAGTTTAAGAGAGGTGATAAATATGAAACAAGCGTGGAACGATTTAAAAAGTTTTGTAACTGTAGTATTTACATTAGCCATTGTAGCGTTGGTTTTCATTACAGTTTTTAAGTCAGATGACTTGTTTGAACTTGTATTTGTGTTATTCACAAACGTAGCCACAGCTGTGTTTACATATTATTTTACTAAAAGACAAACGGACAATACTTCTAAAATAGAAAAGAAAGAGGAGGTTTGACTAATGTATTTTAGAGATTTTGTAAACAAATACAATGGAAAGAAAGTAGATTTTGATGGTTATTATGATGCACAATGTGTTGATTTGTTTAGACAATTCAACAAAGATGTCTTAGGTATTGCACAACCAAAAGGTGTTGCAGGTGCAAAAGACTTCTGGACAAACTTTGAAAATGACCCAAATCTATATAACAATTTCACAAAAATAGCAAACACACCTAGCTTTGTTCCTCAAGAAGGAGATGTAGCAATATGGTATAATGGAACTTATGGTCATATAGCTATATGTACAGGTGTAGGTGATGTAAATAAATTTGAAAGTTTTGACCAAAACTACCCAACAGGTTCTGCTTGTAAAAAAGTAACACACAATTACAGCAAATTCTATGGTGTTTTAAGACCAAAAGCTCAAGAGAAAATTAAAGCTCCAGCTCCTGCTCCAGCACAAGAAGTGTTTTGGTGTAGAGTTGATAAAGCGTGTGGTGCTAATGTTAGGAAAGAACCTAGATTATCAGCCCCACTTGCTGGAAGTAAATTCTTAAATCAGGGTGATACTTTTAAATGTACTGAACTTGTTACAGGTGATAATGTAAATGGTAACAATAAATGGTACCACTCAAAGGTAGGAAACTACGTACACTCTAATGGAATTACTAGAATTTGAGGTGTGAAATGAGTGTAGATTTAGAAAACAGAGTTAAAGCTCTTGAGAAACACGCTGAAATGAGTGATGATGTTCATAAAGAAATTATGAACAGGTTAAATGCAAAAGATATATCTGATGCTTTAACTAGACAACAGCTTGATACTTTAATCAAAACAACAGCTAGAATTGAGGGTAAAGTAGATGAGCAACAAAAAATTCCTGCTAACAGATGGAATACTGTTGTAACAACTGCTATCACAGGTATAGTAGGTGCTTTGGTCGGAGCAATTACAGGTTTATTATTATAAAATCAACAAAGGAGGTGTACTCAAATGGTAGATAAACTCTTAGAAATAATCTTAGGTTATGGTTTAGAAGCTTTATTCTTTACCTTATTCCTAGTTTATGGTAAGAAACTTAAAGAAAAAAGAGTAACTTTATTCATACTTATGTTTTTAGAATATCTATTACTTAAGTGTTTTATAAAATATGATGTATGGTTTCAAATAAGTTATACTTTTATGACATTTTTAATATTAAAATTACTGTATAAAGAGAAGGCTAATATATTAGACGTTTTTGTGTTTGCCTTAAGTTCTATAATACTAATTGCTATAAGTGTACCCAGTTATATGATTGTTCTTTACACTTGTAAAATTTATATTGTAGCAGTAATTTTGAATAGAGTGTTGTTATTCGGAACGTTTATCTTATACAAAGACAAATTGAACAAACTTTATTTGAAGTTTGCAAGTCTATGGAATAGGCACAATGACCCTAATAAGATTAGAAGCCTTACTCTTAGAAATATTACGATTATTATATTTAACGTTATGTTTTATGTAATAAATTTGTTAATGATTTATTTCATTACAAATCTAAGATGAAAGTGAGGTGTTAGCTATGGGTGGTTGGGACAGCTGGCTATGGTTCTATTCAGAAGAAGATGGTGAATAAAATTTAAGTAAAATCAAAGGGGTAAGTATTTATGAGAAAGAAAATAATTGGAAATATTATATTTAATTTAGCTGAAACAGCGTTAATATTTACAATAGGTAGGCTTTTGAGTGTACCTGTAAATGTTATTATAATCATAATGTTGTTGTTTTTCTCAACTAGATTAGTTTGTGGACAACCAAAACATTATAATAAATGGTATAGATGCTGTGTTTGGTCTTGTTTAGTATTTACAAGTCTGTACTTAGTATCTAACATTGATATTTATGCTACTACTTTATTAGCTATATTTACAGCTCTAATATCAAGTGGCAAAGCTGATGTGAACGATGTTTATATGTGGAAGGGTACGCAAAGTAAGTACCAAGATATTTTAGATTATATAAAGTACAATCCTTTAGCTGATGACCTTTTAGAGTTTGAAGATAAGCTTAAGAAATCTGATAATATAACTTATATGTTATATAAATACAGGTTTAAAGATTTAAAATCTTTCTCAGAAATATCTGAGTTATTAGATATAGAAACAAATAGAATAACAGAATATTTAGATAAAGTTGCATTTACTATGAGATTGTATTGCAAGATTTAATAAAGTATGTTATACTATAGGTGTACTTACCTGAGTACATTGTTGATTTGTGGTGAGGTGTAAAAGCCTCATCATTTTTTAACAAAAAGCTGATAATTCCTAAATACACGGTGTAGAAATACATCGTGTTTTTATTTTATAATAGTGTCAAGTAGTGGGGTAAGTATTCCGAGCTTACCTAGCTACTACATATATCGGAGGAGGGAATTTATGAACAATTATCAAAACCCTTATTTTATGGGAGCAGGGCAAGTGCCACCCTACACATACCCATACACACCCTATCAAAACAATATGGCACAACAACCTTTAAACACTAATAATCAAACATTTAAACAAATGAATTATGATTTTCAGGGTAACTATGTAAAGTCTTATGAAGAAGCAAAAAACGCCCCATATACTGATAAGACTATGGTGTACATAGATACAGAAAATGATAAGATTTACATTAAGAGAATAAACGAGAAAGGTACTCCAGAAACCAACGTTTATCTTATAACATCTCCTATTGATGAAACTAATACGAAAGAAACTAAAAGAACGGAAAATAATTTTAAGCAAGAGCTGACAAAAATGAAAGAAGAATACGATGTCAGATTGTCTAGCTTAGAACAACAAATTCAACAGATTATACCTATAGAAGGAGGTAATTAGTATGGGACTACTACAGGGACTAGGTAAATCAGTAGCAAAAAACCCTAGACAAATACTAAACCTTTTAGCTAGTGGTGATGCAAATATGGAACAGATTTTAGGTTTCATACAAAATATGACTAATGGTAATACTAATAAAGCAAGAGAGATAGCATTAGAAAAATTTAAGAACGCAAATATGAGTGAAGCTCAATTCAGAGATTTTAGTAGACTTGCTAAGAAAATGGGAGCAGATGATAGAACTTTATCTGAATTGAAACAATATATTAAATAGTTTATATATTTCAGTTGCAACGAATTTATATAAAAATGTTATTAAAGGAGGAATTAGTATGGAAGGAACTTTAAGTCCTGCTGATGTTGCTGTACTATCAGGAGCTAGAACTGGTAACTCTGATACTGGTTTTGGTGGAGATGGTTGGGCTTGGATTATCGTTTTATTCCTAATCTTTGGTTGGGGAAGAAATGGTAATAATGGCTTCGGTGGAGGAAACTCTGGTGTAGCTGATAACTATGTTTTAGCTACAGACTTTGCCACTCTTGAAAGAAAACTTGATGGTATAAACAATGGTTTATGTGATGGTTTTTACGCACAAAATACTAATATGCTTAATGGTTTTGCTGGTGTTCAACAAACACTATGTCAAGGATTTGCAGGTATTAACCAAAACATTGTAACTAACGGTTACGAAACTAGAAATGCTTTAAATACTTTAGGGTATAACTTAGCTGATTGTTGCTGTCAAATAAAAACACAAATAGCTGATTGTTGTTGTACAACACAAAGAGCTATTGACAATGTAAATTATAATATGGCAACAAATACAAATGCAATTCAACAAACTCTATGCAATAACACTAGAGATATAATTGAAAATGCAAATGCTAACTATAGAGCATTACACGATGAGTTAATAGCTAATAAGATTGAAGCTAAAAATGATAGAATTGCTGAACAGCAAAATGAAATCAATGCTTTAAGATTAAGAGCTAGTCAAGAAGCTCAAAATAATTACTTAATAAGTCAATTAAAACCATGTCCAGACCCTGCTTACATTGTACCAAACCCAAATTGTTGCTACAATTATGCAGTAACAGGTTTCGGTTATGGAAATAATGGTTGTGGCTGTAATTAGTTAAATATTTTTCCACTTTTAAAGTGTGATTTAGAGATAGTATCACACTATCTCTAATTTTTTGAGGAGGTATATTGTATGTCAAATTGTATAAAAAATTGTCGTTTATGTGATAGATTTATTCTATCTTCGGCTGTAAATTTTGACACTGCTACGAATACTTTAATTGTAGATTTACCTGCAAATGCTTATGGTAATTGTGAGAAGTACTGTATTGTTATAGCTCAAGCTATACCAGAACCTACTACTATAAATGCTACAGTAGTGTTTACCATAGGTGGAGGAACTACACAATACCCTTTTGTAAACTGTGATTGTACTCCAGTTTATGCTTCTCAGGTTAGAACTAGACGTATTTACCAAACAAGAGTAAATACAGCTGTTGATACAGGTGTGTTTAAATATATAGGTAATTGCCCTTTACCAAGTAATGCTACAACTGTTGCAAACAGTTTAACAGGAGAGTAGAGGTGACATTATGGAAGAAAAGCAAATGCAGAAAAAAGTTAAAAACGAAACTGAGAAGGTAATAAAAAATATATTAGAACAGGGTATAAAACCAGATAACATTGATTATCTATATAAACTTATAGATGTTCATAAAGATGTTGCCAATGAAGAACATTGGGACAGTGAAGAAAAGGAGGAAACTGGTATGAGATATAGTTATGGTAGAGAAGGTGGTTATGGAGCTTATAGTGAAGGTAGTTATGGCAGAAGAAGAAGGGACAGCAGAGGTAGATATATGGAAGGTGGTAACTACGGTAGAAGAGGTGTAGATGCCAAATATCGTGGACATGACCTTATAGAAGATGTCTACCAAAACTACGGAAACTATAGTGAAGGCAGAGAAGAGTATGGCAGAGGAAACTATGGTGCTAAAGAAGATACTATGAAAAGCTTAGAATATATGCTACAAAGTGTTGCAGAATTTATAACTATGCTTAAAGATGAAGCAGGTTCTCAAGAAGAATTTGAAATGATTAAAAAATACACTAAGAAAATAAGTGAGATGTAATATGTATAGATTTCTTAACGCAAATGCAAAGGGAAACTTTGTAAATGATTGTGTTATTAGAGCTATTAGTGTTGCACAACACAAATCTTGGGACGAAACTTATGAGGAATTAAGTGACATAGCACAAGAAGAAGGTATACTTTTAGATGATGTTGATTTTGTAGAAAATTACTTAGATAAGAGATACAGACGTACTTGTCATTATTCAAAAACTGTAGGACAGTTCCTAGAAGAACACCCTATAGGTATCTATTTAATTACAATGGCTGGACATATCACAGTTATAGTTGATGGTATTTTGTATGATACTTTTGATTGTAGAGATAGAGTAATGTGGTGTGCTTGGCAAGTGAAGTAGGTTACCGACAATAATGTCGGTGACTATGTATGGCGTGTTGACCGAGTAGTTAGGAAAAAGTCTGCAAAACTTTGAACACAGGTGCAAATCCTGTACACGCCTCCATAAAATGAAAGGAAGCAGTAACTTGTGGTAGCGTTACTGCTTTGTTTTTTTTATGAACTATAAGCAAAACTTATAGTGGTTCAAAATGAATAATAATAATTTTAAGTTAGTATAAGTGTATTTATACTGTCTTTATAATATCACAGTTTATTAGAAAAAGCAAGAAAAAAGTGGAAATTTGTGTTTATAAATGTTATAATATGTTTATAGAGGTGATTAAAATGGCAGTAACTAAAAAGACTATTGAAGAAATAGCAAGAGAAAACGCATTAGATATATCAGAAGCAAATGCACAAAGAGTTGCAGATGCTTATATACAACCTACTTTAGATGCTATAACAAAAGCAGAGCAGGTTGCAGTTGCTGATGCACAATCAGCAAGAAAAGCTTTAGAAGCTGATTATTTTAACCAATACAGAGAGAATATGTATAATGCTCAAAGTAGAGGTTTGTCAGGAGGTTTAGCTAATATTGACACAAATCGTTTGCGTATGCAAATGGGTCAAGCTAACTCAGAAATATCAAATAACTTACTTAGAGAACAAGCTAACTTAAATACACAAAGAGGAACAGCATTATCAAATGCTTCTTCTTACAAAACACAATACTTAAATGATGTCTTAGCAAAGGTGTCACAATTAAGAGAACAAGATTATGCTCAAAGATATGCAGAGTGGGAGTTCTTACAAGAATTACAAGCACAAAGAGAAGCACAGGCACAAGCACAAGCTAACTGGGAAAAAGAGTACGCTCTTAGCCTTCAAAACTTTGCACTACAAAAAGAACAAGCTCAATTTGCAAGAAAACAAGCAGAAGCTGATATGTTGGCACAACAAATTCAAACAAAAGCATATCAAAGAGAGTATGCAAATGCTATCTTACCAGAAGTTGTTGATACTTTCTTAGACTTGTCAAGTAAAAATGCTATGCAAGCTAGTACTTACCTAAACAGTAAAATAGCTGAGTTAGAACAATATGGTTACACTAGAGGTGAGATAACAAATGCTATAAAAAATGTAAGTGCATACAACAATGCTTCAAGTAATTTAAACTTATATCAACAAGCTTCACAAGAAAATAGAACTAAAAAGAACGCTTATGGTTTACTTGGTACAAGCTCTTTAGGTTTAGGTGCCTTACTTGCTCCTTTCACAGGAGGTTTATCTTTGATACCTACTGGTATTTTAGGTGCTTATAGTTATGCAAAAGGTTTCCAAGCTGAAAAAGAACAAAATAGATTTACAGATATGTATAATAGTGCAGTAAATACAGCTTCAGGTTCAAACTTACCTAGTTGGTACAGAGAATACTTAGGTCAATAAGTAGGAGGTGCTTAACTTGGCTTTGAAAAAATTAAAAAAATTATACAAAACTAATACGAAAAAGAGTTCAAAAAATACAGGTAGTGACATACCTAAACAAGTGTCTAACTTAAAAACAAGATTAGAAGCTTCAGGTCAAAGCACAGATAGTAGAAATTGGCTACAAAAAGCCTTAAACTTAGAAGAAGGTACTGGTTTCTTAGGAGGTCTTGGTGATGTCTTAGATAGAGTATCTGGTACAGCTTCTGTGAAAGCTATGCTAGCAGGTGATATAAATAAATCTGCATTAGAAAATGCTTGGGAAGGTCTTATTGGAAAACAAAGATATACTGGTGTTGACGTCTTAGGAACAATAAATCCAGACTTTAAAAACGCTAGTGGAGTGAGTAAGTTTGCAGGAGGTCTTGCTACTGAAATATTATTAGACCCTACAACTTACTTAACTCTAGGTGCTAGTGCTATAGCTAAAGGTGCTACGAAAGCAGGAGCCAAAGCTATTGGAACTGTAGATGATGTAGCAGACCTTACAAAAGCCTTAAAAAGCACAAAGACTATAGATGATGCTAGTAAATTAACAAAGTCTGCTAGTGGTGCTCAAGATTTATTAAATGCTAGTAAAGCTTATAGAACTGCTGATACTTTAGATACGATAGCAAACCCACTAAAACTGGTTCCTGCAGGTGTTAAAAAAGCAGGAAAAACAGGTATGAAAGCTATTAGTAAAGTATCTCCAAACACAGCTGAAGCTATCACAGATTTAGGCAAACAGTTTAAAAAGACTTTTAACTATAAAGGTTTCTTAAAACAACATCTAGGTAAAAGTTCTTATGATAAATTAAGAAATGCTGAAGATTTAGCAAATGCTTCTTTAGAAGTTGTATCTAGTGGTTCTGCTAAAATACAGAATAAACTAGATGATATGTTTAAAATAGTTAAAAAAGACCCAGATAGAGTTTGGCAAATAACTTCAAAAGTAGATGGGTCTGTTTCAGATTTCACATTTAAAGGTATGACAGATGATGAAATAATGAAAAAATTAAATGAGTTTGCTGTAAATCAAGTTTATTTTGATAGACCTACAGTTATAAATGAAGAAACAATAAGGTCTTTAGTAACAAATAAAGGACGTTTAATGTTACCTGTTCAAGACTTTAAGAACGCAGATGATATAGATATTTTAGAAGAATTACTAAAAGATATGGTAGATGACCCTGATTTAGTAACTATATCTCCTTATGTACAAGCAGGAACTGGTAAAACTACAGGATTTGTAATAGACATAGGTCAAGACAATGTTGAAGGTTTTGCTTCTCAATTAAAAAATATTACAGGTGATATAGCAAAACAAGAAGAAATAGTTTTAAAAAGACAAGCTCAGTTAGAAAAACCAGCTCTTAAAATGGAAAAACTACAAACTAAAGTAGATAAAGCCAATAAAGAGTTGTCTAAAATAGAACAAGCTTTAGCTGATACAAGTGTTAAAAGAACACAAAAACAACTAGATAGTCTTTACACAAAACGTAATAAAATAGCTCAAACACTTGCTTTAGATGAAGCAAATATGGCTCGTGTTAGAGATACATCACTAGCAAAAGCTCTTAGTAGAACAGAACAAGCTAGTGCACAATTAGATTTATTAAAAAATACACAGGCTAACTTAGACGAGTTATTTAAAACAAGAGAGCTTATTCCTTACGATAGTCCTATCATAAATATAGAAGGTATGGAAGATGTTGCTAGAATACAAAGGCAAACTATAGATATGAATTTAGGTATTAGAAATTTAGCTGGTATGAAAACAGAGTTTATAGATAAATATGACCCTTACATACATAGAAAACTAACAGATGAAAGTAGAGCTTATTTACTTACTAAGAAAGCTAAAACAGACCCTGCTGTTCAGTTTATAATAGCTTCTACAGACCATTTACCTTCACAAAGTTTAGCAAGTTCAGTATATGGAAACTTCTCTCCAACAGAAGTAAGTACAATGCTTGGTAGAGATTTGTTTGATAGTAATATTGTGGCTTCTAACTTAGAGATGGTAAAACAATTAAATAGAAGAAATTATAATACAGAACTTACAAAATTGTTATTCTCAGGAGATAATGATTTTATAATTGATGCTAAAAGACTAGACCCAATGGTTAATTTAGATTTAAGAAATAAAGGTTACGTTCCAGTTAAGGCTACGGAAGTTGCTAAGAAACTTAAATTAAGTGAGCTTCTAGGGGAAGCTGAAATAAACAAAATAACTAAAGCTTTAAAAGGTAAAGAGTTTTTAGTAAATCCAGATGCTATAGAGTTGTTTGATAAAAATGCTAAGCTTTATAAACAGTTAGATAGTGCTTTTAATCAACAGCTTACTAAATTTATGAAGTATTGGAAAGGTGGAAATCTGCTTTCAATAGGTTATCATCTAAGAAACATATTTGGAGCTCAAGCTAATATGGCTCTTGCTGGTATGAGTTTAGATGATATAGCTAAATATGTAAGTAGAGCTGGTTTAGATATGAATAAGTATAACACTAAACTACTTCCTAAGTTTAGAGAGTGGGTTACAAACCCAGCAAATGCTCAAATATTTAAGACAGGAACAGCAGATGACCTTATTAGAGCTTTCTCTAAAGAAGTTGGTGATGCTGATGCAAGACTATTTGTAGATGTTCTTCAAGCTCATAATGATGGTATTATAGGTGGTATTGTAGGACAGCACGATGCTGTAAAGAGAGCTATAGGTGAAATGCCTAAATCAAAATTAGGTAGAGTAGCTGATAAAATCCAAGATGTTAACTATAAACTAGGCTCTACAGCCGATGATATAAACAGATTAGCATCTTATAGATGGGCACAAAACCCAGATAATATGGCTAAGGTTGCAAAAGTAGGTGCACAAAATGCTAAAGACTTCGTAAGTTATGCTATGTTTGATTTTAAAGCTATGTCACCAACAGAACAAGCTTACTTTACTAAGTTGTTTCCGTTCTATAATTTCATTAAGAATAACTTGTCTTTCCAATTTAGTAATATGACTAGAAATAGTCAGAACTATAAGACACTTGCTAGAGCGTATAATAATCTATATGATGCTCAAGAATTAACAGATAACGATGTTCAACAGTATGTAAAAGACCAACTATATATTCCTATAAGGCAAGCTGATGGAACTATTAGAGTGTTAAAAATAGCACCACCAGTTCAAGATGCAACAAATCTATTGCAACTTAAAAACTTATTAGGTGCATCAAATCCTTTAATACAATACATTACAGATAGAGCTTATGGTGAAGATTTATATACAGGAAAACAATTAACAAGTGATAGAACTCAAAATGTTCAAGAACTTACAGACTTAATACCTTATGGTAGGGTAGCTAGAACTTTAGTAAGTGACCCACTTAGTGCACTACTTCCAGTATCAACTACATCTGTAGAAAAGGCAAATAATCAAAATGCTTATGCAGAGTTGTTAAGATTACAGGAATTGCAGAAACAATATAAACAAAGAACTGGACAAAGTTTACCTACTTTAGAAGATTTAGGTTTGAGTAAATAAAAAAACCCTCACTTAATGTGGGGGTTTTTATGACCAAAGAAACAATCAACATTGAAACAACCATCTATATTATAACATTTAATTATAGGTTTGTAAAGACACCTCTAATTATTTTAGTTTCTTTTCCTCTGTATTGTTCTAATATTTGGTCTGTATCACTTATACCATTATCTTTGAAGTATTGTTTATAATTTATAGTTCCTTTTCTAGGAATAGTTGAAAGTGTATATGTACACCTATCAGTTACCAAACTTACTTTGTTATCATCATCTGCATAGATATCTTTTATTTCACTTTCTAATTCTTTTATCATTGTGTCTATAGTAACTGCATTATCTTTAAGGTCTTTTAGCTTGTTTATCTTTTCAGATATCTCACTTTGTTCTTCTAGGTATTTTATGATAACATTAGCCTCATCAATTCTCTTTTCTTCTTCTGAGAAATACATTTCATCAAACACACCTTCAGTAAGAGCTTTTGAAAGTGCATTAGCTCTATCAACAATTTCCATTTGTAAAGGCTCATCTCTTTCTACAATTAGTTGTTGTAGTTTCCAACCTTTTGATAAAGCTATAAGTCTTGCTCTCTTAGCATTAAAAAACCATAGGTAATATTGTATTTGGTACTTGTAGTATTCATATAGTTTTTCCATATCTTCTTCTTCAGTATTTTTTATTTCAACTATTTCTAACCCATCAGGGTATTTAATAAAACCATCTATGTTGGCTGTGAAAAATGGATTTGCTGTTTGAGCAAATGTATCTGGTAAATATTCTATTTCTAAACCAAATTCTTTTGAGGCTGTTTCTCTGATAAAAGGTTCTATTAGTCTACCCATCTTCATTTTTTCTTCAGCTTTCTCACTAAACACTTTTTCTACACCAACAGTTCTTTTTTCATTATACAAATCTCTAATATTATAGAACATTTTTTTAATTTGAGAACCACTTATGCAAGTGTTCCATATAATTTTTTTGCTTTCTTCATCTAATACACCCAAACTTTTTACGAATTTATCTTCTAATTTATTTGTCATTTTATAACACTTCCTTTACAAAATATAAGGCTCTGTACGCCAAAATAAGGCACTTTTATTAGAGGGGGTATATAAGATTACCCCTCTAATTTGTGCTTTTTCAATCCATATCTAACAAAATAGTAATAATGTCTTAAAGCATCTCTAATGTGGTCATTAGTTCTGATAAAATTAAAGTAATACGCATTTTTTTCTTTTTGTATAATACCTTTCTCTACTAAAATATCATCAGAAAATCTTTGTTTAACATCAACTGCCATTTGAAAATACAATGGTATGTTTTTTAACCAACAACAATATTCTAATGCACCGATTATTCTTGGTGTTTCCATTTGAGAGTGAACTTGAACTTGAGCTTTGTGTTGATATAGTCTAAAATTTTCACAAACAACAACATCAACTTTTTTCCTATTTAGAGCTAGGCTTAAGACAGCATCAAAATACTCCATACGATTATTATAATCTGATGCTTTAATATCTCCTATTTCTATAACAGTATTCTTGCCATCACCAATACAGTACCCAGTAGTACCCTTTCCTTCATCATAGTTTCCGACTAATGTCTAATGCAAGTATTCTCATTAAAACTCACAACCTTCTTGTATGCAAATTTTAGCAAGTCTAACAATCAGTTCTTTTATTCCTAAATTTCTTTGAATAGATGGGTATTTACTATTAACTGTACTATATTCTATAGTTGTGTTTATTGAACGATACACACCCATAGAAACAGCATCATAAGTTACATTTCTTTTATCTGCTATATGTTGGTAAGCTCGTTGTAGTTGTATAGTGTTTGCTTTGTCTATATTATCTTTGTAGTAATCTACTACAGATTTTAAATAACTAAAAGACAATGTGCTTGTCTTGAAGTTAAATTCATCTGATAAATATCTCATTTTATATCTACCTCCTTCTTTTCAGACCATCTAGTTGTAAACATTTCAGGCTCTGCCACAAAAGGAACAGTTGCCCAAGTTTGTTCTGCCATTATGTCTAAGATTTCTCTTACGATATGTTCTTCACCATCAGCTATCTCAAATATAATTTCATCGTGTACACTTATAACCATACGTGATTTATAGCGTTTTTCTGTGAATAACTTATCTAGTTTTATTTGTACTTCCTTAACAGCATCAGCACAAGTTCCCTGTATTAAATAGTTAGCACATTTATAGGCAAACCTATTATTCTTAATATAATACCTTCTGCCAAACTCGTTTTCAACAAAACCACGTCTGTTTATAGTTCTTTGTACTATCTCTTGATAAGCTTTTACCTTAGGGAAAGTCTTACCATAAGCCTCGTGCAGATGGTGTACTTGCTCATCTGTTAAATCTTTACAAGCTGAGTTGGCTCTTAAAGCCTCATAACCAGCTCCATAATTACAAGCAAAGTTTGCTACTTTACCATACTTTCTATATTTCTTAAAGTCTGGGCTGTTTACAATATCAGCACCAAAGGCATTGATAGCAGTTTGTGAGTGTAGGTCTGTTGGGTGCCACACTTCATCATTTTCTATACAATACCAAGTAAATTCTTCAAAATGTTTTCTATCATAATCATTATCGTTGTTAAAGAAATATCTATCACCTGCTACATCATCTATTCTATAACATTTATATGGAATATAAGCTCTACAAAGGTTTAAGTCCCCACCAAACAATTTCATAGTGTAGTGTGCTTGACCTCTAAGCTCCATAGCAGAGTAGTCACAACAATAAACTTTGTTATAAATACCACCTGAAGGTATTATAAGACTTCTAGGGTGAATTAACTCCTTACCTTCATCATCATAAAGTCCTTCTTTAGGGAACTGTTGGAAGTCACTAGAGATACGTCCTGACACAGTTCCAGATTGTTGTATCTGTGTGTATATTCTACCATTTGTAATTGTTCTTACAAACTTCATAATATATGTAGAATACCATTTCTCTAAGCTCCTAAGTTCCAGCAGTAACTCTGTAAACTTTTGAGCCTCCTCTGGCATCTCTCTGATGTGGAAAGGTAGTTCAGTTTTAGAAACTGATGCTAATTCTATACCCCACTTTTCTTTGTATAGTTTTTTAAGTTCAGCGTGTTGTCCTATGTTTACAACTTTACCTGCCATCTTGTAAAATGTTTCTCTTTGTTTCTTTATATAATCTCTTAACCTAGTTTTACAACTCATTAAGTATTCTGTATCTATTTTAAAACCAATTCTTTCTTGTTTGAAGAAAGGTAGTATACAAGCATTTTCTCTCAAGAAAGTCTTTACTTGATTTCTGTTTTTCACTATTGGTATGCACAACCTAGCTAATGCTTGTGTTATTTGAACGTCATTAAAAGCGTATTTTATCATAACATCTCTAGGAACATCAGCATAAGTTGCCTCACCAAAATCTCTTTCCCACTCTGCATAAGTATCTTGAACTTCTTGTGGTAGTGTATCTAGTCCCTGTTCAATATCTTTACAAACAGCCTCAAACTCTTTTAGTGTTATTTGGTGTCTTTCTTTTAACATACCATCTAAAAGAGCACGATTTCTCTTATTTATATTTAATAATTCAGATTTTACTATCTTCTCATCATCACCAGCATCTTTACTAACAAATCTTTTTGCTAATGATTTCAGAGCTAAACTTTGTTTATCATCATCAGCATACAAACAAAGTCTAGCAAGTATCATAGTGTCAGACCAGCTTATTTTACTCAAATCATACTTAAAGCCTGTGTTTGTTAGCATATGTAAGTCATACTTTGTATTGTGTCCAAACACCATATTAGCTTTAAGAAAGAGGTCATTTAACACCTTTAATGTATACTCTGTTGGTTCAAAACAAAATATATTTTCGTCCCAACCAACAATTACTAAGAAAGCTTTATCAGTTATAATATTAAGTCCTGTAGTTTCTGTATCAAACGATATGAAATCAGGTTTATCTATATTATAATATTCAATCATTTTATAAGCATCTTCATCTGTAATATAATGTTTTTTTGGCATATTATACCTCCTTCAAAGCTATGTCTATGTTTCGGTCTATTTTAGTTAGACCTACTCTAAGTTTTTCTGATGGAATAATCTTGTCCATACGCCATCTAATAAAATTATTATGTGTAAGTACGTTCATAACTTCATTAAATTTATCTTTATCTGCTCCACAAATAGTGGCTAACTGATTTCTTGTGGTTATAGATGTGTTCTCTAATTGTTTTAATATCATATAACTAGCGTGATACACGTCTTGTAAAACTCTCAAATCATCTTCTGTTAGAACTGTGAATTTTCTTTCTTCTTCTGCATATTCTTTTAGTCTAAATAACTCATTATCATACAATGAATTAAGAAAATTAACTGCCCAATCAACGTGTTCTTTAGTTACTATGATGTTTTCAAAAGTACTATCTGTAGAAACAAGCATACCAGCTACAGCTGTAGCAATTCTTGCAAGTTTTTGGTCTGCCTCACTACCAAATATTTTAATGTGTGTGTTATAAACTTTATTTAGTTCTTGAGCTTTTTCCCAAATATACATACCAACATCTTGTGATATAACAATTTGTTCAGGTTTTCTACTCCAAACCCATCTAACTCTAGCTTTATAGCTTTCCTTATCATACTGTGGTAAAACTTCTACAGTTTCAAATGGAGATGTGTACTCGTTAGGTTCCCCTACTAGAGTAAAGAAATCGTATCTAGCTATATCTTCATTAGCATCAATAAGTTCCTTTATAACTTCTATTCCATTAGAATAACTACGAAGTGACTTAGTTCCACCATATTCTGATTTTTGATTTGATAGTGTGAGCATACGAACTCTACACGGTACTGTAAGCTCTCCATCAGACCTAGCAATTCTAACCTTATTTGATGAACGAATATCAGTTAGTCTATTTATAAAATCAGCTGGACAACCCTGAAATTCCTCCATTATAACAGCTCCTGTGTGGTTTCTAGGAATAGCACCAATAGTAACTTTCCAGTTACCACCAACTGATTTAGAACCACCTATAAGACCTACAGATGTAGATGTTTTAAGTGATAAGAAAGTTCCAAGCTCGTATAATTTTAATAAACTATCAGCTGTCTTAGATTTACCTGTTCTTGTTTCACCTATTATCATAACATCTAAACAACCTCTAATAAGGTTATCTGGTCTACCATAGCTGATAAGCAAAGGTGTGTGATAAAATAAGTCTGTTGCATAATATATTTTCTCATTAGCAAACTTACCTACTATATCTCTAGCTCTTAAAAAGTTTTCGTGCATTTTCTCAGTTACTTTATCACTTTGGAAACATTTTAATTGTTCCTTTATAGTATCTGTAACTTTAAATTTAGTTACACTATCATTTGCCTCTGTTACACTAACTGCTATCATAACTAACTCTTGTTTGTTTATAGGGTTAGCTACTAATTGGTAGTTCATTTTATATTTACCACCATTATCTAGTGGTTTTTCAAGTACATAACAAAGGTGTTCTACTCTTTGAGAAGTTTCACTAATAACTTCACTCTCAAAATAATCTGTTACAACATATCTAAAGACAGGTTTTTGATTTACTTTCTTAGCTATGACACCTTTTTCTGTTTTAGGTATTCCTAAGAAAGCTTTACAAAAGGCTAAAGCCTCTTTCTCATTTTCTAACATATAAAATATCTTATCTTTAGGTAATTCATCTAGGTTAAATGTGACTTTTTGTCCTTTTTCGGTAAAAAAATCACCTTCTTCTGGCTCTGTTACTTTAACAAATTCCACACAATCTAATATACTTTGTACTCTATCAAACGTAGAAGATACTTGTATTGTGCTAGAAAATGTGCCTTTTCTAGTACCCTGTGTTACAGTAGCCTCCATCAAAGTTATAGGTGGAAACTCTTTTTTCATATCTTCTTCTAAATCGTTTTGTGTATACTCTGATGCTTTTACTAGAACTCTTTTAAAATCATTAGCTGTTTTGTGGTATTTCATAAAGTAATCCCAAACATCTCCACCTTTTTCTGTGCAAACTTCGTGATGTCCTGTAACTATGTATGGTTTTGCCTCACAACCTAGTAAATATTGTGCTACTTTTCTAGCACCTTTTCTACCAGCATCATCGTTATCATAACAAATATAAACAGTTTTGTTTTTAAACGATGATTTAAAGAAGTTAGGTACCTTCAATTCTCCACCTGTGATAGTTATAGCATTAAACCCCATCGTTCTTGCAATAGCCATATCTTTTTCACCAGCACATAGAATTGTAAGTCTTTTATCTTCTTTTTTCCATATATCAAAAGGTATTATTAACCCTTCTTTTGCACCTGCACAACTTTTACATTTTGGTTTTTGTCCCTGCTTGTACACCCTAACATCTAATAGAGTGTTGTATATATAAACAGGGAACGCTAAACCTCCTTCACTTTCTCCTAATTTAAGCTCTTTTACAACACTTTCCGATATACCTAAATTTTCATATAGGTGTTTATTTTGTTGTAACCTTTCTATAGCCTCATTAGTATGACTTATTATATCGTCTTTTTCAAAAGCACTTAAAAGATTTTTAGCGTCCTTATAACTTAGATTTTCTACCTCAGATATAAATTGTTCTTCATTTAAGCCTTTACCACAACTATGGCAGTAAAAAACTTCTTTATCAACATTTATATTTGCAGAAGGTCTAGTTTCAAAGACAGCATTTCCAGAACTGTCATAGTTGTGAGGGAAAGGGCATAATACTTTAACTTCATTACTTGCGTTGACACAATCAAAATCTGTGTCTTTGAAGTAGCTTTCAAAAAATTTCATATTATGCACCCCTCTATAAATCAACTATTTAATTTCTTAGAAAGGTAAATGTTGTATATCTTCGTCACTAGAAGCTTCCATTACTGCTTCTTCAACAGGAGGTGTGAACTCTTTTACATTTGCTGGTAAGTATTTTTCTATACCATTTTTTTCTTTTTCATCACCTGATTTACTTACGTATGTTGATTGATTTACACTAATTCTTAATGGTTTGTGTAGACAAGCATTTATAAATTCTTCAAAAGAGTTAAACGCTAATTTCTTAACTCCATTAACCACTTTGCTAGTAGCCTCGTTTTCAAAGAAACCTAAAGCTTTAGCTAAAGAGCTTATCTTCCATCTCATATTATCTGCATCTGAGAAGTAGTCAAATTTGATTGTTCTTCCACCAAATTCTTGTCCTTCTACATCATTTCTAATTGTATAAGATAAATTAGACACCATTTTACCATTTATATTAGAAGGTGGTGTAACCTCACTAACATAAGCCTCATATTCTCCAACTTTGATTAGTTCAAAGCCTTCATTTTCACTAACATCAAACATATTATTTTTCCTCCTCAACACTATTTTCAATATTTTCTTTTATATCTTTTGCTAATTCTATTAAGTAATCTGTAATACTTAATACTTCTTCATAAGAAAGGTTTATAATATTTATATTTGTTAAAATATTATTAACGTGAGAAATATTAGCAAAACTAATAACTTGGTCATCTACTATATTTCTAATAAGACCTTCATTAGTTATAACTACATCATTTATTTTTCTCTCAGATTTACTTACTAAATCAAAGTCCTCATATTTCTTAAAGCATTTAACTGTATCAGTTCCCTCTATTTCATTTGTAGGTTGAACTTCATAGTCTTTATAGATAATACTGAATAGTCTATCTGTTACTTCTTCTGGTAATATAATTTCTTTGAAATATTGTGAGCCTTCATTTGCAGTTATTATACAAACATTACCTGTTTCTGGCTCTATTGCTAAATATATGTCATTACCCTGTTGACTTTTATGAACTAAAGTGTAACCTTTATTCTGTAATAACATCGTCAAATGTGATTTGACTTCCTTCTTCGTTTTCGTATTCTTCATCTGAATTAACCTCCTTAGCTGGTATTACTACCACATCAGTAGGTAAGACTTCCTTATCTACTGGCATTTCGTCTACATCATATAGACCACCTAATTCTTCTGGCATAATCTCTCTTAGAGCTTGTACTAATGCAACTTTTCTTATCATTAAAGCTGGCATTGACTTCCAAGTAGATTGCCCTTTTGAATTTTCTGCAAGTGATGCTGTAACTCTTTGTGGTACTTTTAAATTGCTCATATAAACTTCTGCCCAACCACCAACAAGTCTTTCATTAGGTAACAATATTGTTCCTTCTCTTTCAGCATACTTACCTTCACTATCAATAAAACATATTCCAGCTTTGTGTCCTTCATAGTTTGGATTTCTTTTAGCTCTTTTTAAATACACATCTTTAGCTATAACCATATTAGCTGGATTTGAACCATATTTTATTAGATAGCACTCTCTTGTAAATGGGTTTAATCTGTTTTCTTTACACAAAGCTAAGAACATCATAACCTCACCATTTGTTACTGGAGCATTACCATTTACTAAGTAGTTTCTAACATCTGATGGTGTTATTTGTAACTTATTCCCTGTTTCAGTTGTATATTCAACTAAACCCTCTTTTACTGTTTCTGCCACAACTTTTCCTCCTTCCTTTTGTATAACACATTATAACACATATTACTTATAAATTACAACCCATTTTTTCAAATTAAAATTCTTATGTATTCTATAATTAACAAATGTGTTGTGTGACCTTAAAATAAAATTTTTAATTTTTATAATAATCATTTATAACATCAATTAAACTTAGTTTTCCCTGATAAACTTGCAATAATTGTTGGTCTTTACTTCTATTGTTTACTAAGTCTATAATAGTCTTTGCACTTCTGTCCATATCTTCTCTAGTATTTAAAAATCTAGCCTCAGCTTGTTTATTATCTACTGGTATGAAACTCCTGTTTAGGAAAATCATAGTAGTAGCTCTATCAATAGTCCAACCTACTGAGCCAGCTTGTATATTAGCTAATATAACATTAACTTCACCTCTTTGAAATTTCTCTACATTAGCTTTCTTTTGCTCTGCTGTTTGCTCTCCAGTTAAGAGAACACTATTTTTTAATTTACTATGAATAACTTTTAATGCAGATGTAAAACTACTAAACACTATTATAGGTTCTAGTGGGTTTTCTTCTACATAATCTATAACAAAGTCTACCTTAGAACTAGGTACGCCTTCTCCAAATATTTCTGGACATATAGATAGTTGATTAAGTCTTGTAGCTTGAACTAGGGCGTTCTGAGCATCTATTTCTTTACCACCTATCTCAGCTATGAACTCAGTTCTCATCTTATCATAAAGTTTTTGTTGTTTAGGGTGCATATCTAATCTTATAGTTTCTCTGTTTATGTGTGGTAGCCAATTCATTACATCTTTAGTTTGTCTTTGTATAGACATACAAGATAAGTAATTTTGCAAATCTTCTTCCATACGTGGTTTAAAACCACCATACACAAAGTTCCCATAAGCAAATGGGTCAAATACTTTTTCAAAAAATTGGTCATAAAATTGATAAGAACTTCTAAATCTTTCTGGGTATAAAAACTTTAATATTCCAAAGATGTCTTTAGGGTGTTGTACAGCTGGTGTACCAGTTAAAGCATATTTTATTTTTACTCTCTTTGAGATTTCAAACATAACTTTACTTCTAGTTGATTTCAGATTTCTTAGAAAGTGAGCCTCATCAACTACTAGAGCCTCAAAGCCTTCACCTATTCTACCATATTTTTTATAATCTAATTTGATTGTATCGTAAGACACTATTAGTACATAGTTTTCTCTACGATTTACTTCGTAGTATTGCATAATTCTATCTTGAGGTTTACCATCAACTATACAAACATCTTCTTCTTTAAAGTCACTCCACTTTAAGAACTCATCTTTCCATTGATACTTTAAAAAAGATGGAACAACTACTAATACTTTTTTATAGTTCTCGTGTACTAAAGAGGCAATAGTTGTTGGTGTTTTACCACAACGCATAGCATTGAAAACACCTTTTTGTGTTATCATAGACAAAGCTGTAACATCAATATTTTGGTAAGGTCTAAGGTTTTCATTGTGTATTTCCATTGGTGTGTCTGTTTGTCTTTTTATATTTTCAAATTTATTTCTAAATTCTTTTATTCTATTACCATAATCATCTTCACCTAATAAATCTAATGAAAATTCTGTAGCTAAAGATTTATAAAAACCACTTGCTACTCTTGTTGCATTTAGTTTATAAGCAGTTGAACTATCTGTATAGTAAATTACTCCATCTTTTATCTTATTCATATTATTCCTCATCTTTCTCTGGTATTCTTGTTATAAAAATTCTAACATTATTATCTTTTTCTCTTGCGTCATTTATAATAGCAGTTATGTTCTTTATATCAGAAGAACTGACATCTCCCTGCTCCATTGTGTCCATAAATTTTAATGTACTTCTTCTTTTAACACTATCAAGTATTATAGCCATACGTTTATCAAGCCACGCTTTAATACTAGGGTGACTTAGATATTTAGCCCACATACCTTCTAGTTTTATTTCAGACACTTGTGACAGTTGTTTAGGTGTGTAAGCATAATATTCTTCTCCACCTTTTTCAAATTCTCTTGACATATTCACATAAAAGTCTTTTTCTTCATCAGTTTCGTATTTAATACTTTTAGCATACTCTGATAGAGTACCTATTTCCTTTTCTTCCATACTAAAATAACCTCCTATTTAGCTATATATGTATTGTTTTCCTTACAATAATGACAAAGTCTGTTATTTTTAGCTCTACACTTTTCATAGAAAGCACAATCTTTGTCCCAGTTGTAAGGTGTACTTGTATCTTTATTTGTATAAGTCTTTGTAAGTCTTTTTTGTTTTCTTACACTTGTCTTTTCCATTTTCTTTTGTAATTTTTCTTTTTGTTTTTCTATTCTTTCACATAGAATAGTATTATCTCTTTGTAAAACTTTATTTTCTTTTTTTTAATTCTTTATTTCAACATTTAATTGTTCTATTGTTTCTTTAGCCTTATTTAATTTTTCAATGTTTCTATTATGAGTGTTTGTAATTTTTATAACATAATCACAAATATTTTTAATTTCTACTATCTTTTCTAACATTTTCACACTCCTCCATAAAACTATATGGAGTGTGTGGGTTAAATTTATAAAGGCTTTCGTGCCTCCAACATTTTTCTTTACACTCTTTTGATACACAATATGTTATATCTGTACTTGCATCGTTACCCAATTATCTCACCCCAATTTCAATACTTCTTTCTCTACTTTTGCTATTTTTTCTTCCCAAATTTCTTCTAATTCAGAAAAAGAAACATCAAAAATATAACCTACTTCAAAGCTTGTAAGCAAGACATCAGCAAGTTCTTTTACAAGTTCTTTTCTATTACTAAAGCCTCTATTTACATACTTTAAAATTTCTTTATTAAGCTCACAAGTTTCTTCAACAACCATTAAAAGTTGTGCGTTTTCTCCATTATGTTTTACTATTCTTTCAATAAATTGTTTTATTCTATCTTTAATTGAATAATCTTTAGTTTTAACTTTACCATATTTCTTTTCTAATTCTTTTTGTATTTCTGATAAAGCCTTTATTTCTTCATTTGATAAACTTCTATAATATAAAGCTTGTTTATCTAATAAAATTTTTAAAATCTTAAGATTTTCTTTCATACTAACCTCCAATATCTTTAACGCTGAACCAGTTGCCCTGACTATCTTTCAGACAAGTTTCTCTACAGTATTTACAAATACCATAGTCACTACAACCATCATTTCCTAGCTTTTCACAGCTGTGCCAGCGTAAATGTTTATCAAAAAACTTACCTATATTATACCATAATTTGCTCATATTACACCTACCAATCTGCACAAACATACACATTTTCATTATTTTCTTTTGCTTTCATAAGTTCAGCTATCATTTGGTTGTATGCACCATAATTGTCTTTTTTAGACATATATTTTATAATTTTATTTATATCTTTCTTAGTAAGTCTAATATGTTTACCATATTCTTCATCACCATATTGTTTGAAAGTTCTGATAAAATAAAGTAAATCCCTATCTCTAGTGTGAAAACAATCAGTTAGTTCTACGTAGTCTTTCTTATAAAAATTTATATCTACTCCCATTTTTGTTTCCTCAACTTTCTTCTTGCACTTCTACGCACCCTTTTACCATCACCTTTGCACCTTTTACAAACGTGTCTACAGTTCCAATCTAAGCTATCAGCCATTTTCATACTTAAAGCTTTAAATAAGTCCATACTAAGCCTCCTTATTTTTTGGTTTTCTACCTCTTTTCTTTGGAGTTATTTCTTCTTCTGCATTTGTTACCATTAAAGCTTTTTGACCTAATCTTAATTCTTGATTTTCTCCTTTTAATTCATTTATTGCTATTTCTAGTTTTGTAATAATAGCATTTTTTTCTCTATTACCTTTTTCTGATTTATTTAATTTTGCTTGTAATTTTTTTACTTCTCTATTTAACATTAAAACGTCTTGTTCTAGTAGTTCAGCTCTACCTTTTTCGTGGTCTAAGTCTTTGTGTATTTTTAATACTTGTCTTTCATATTCTTCTTTAATTTTAATAAAAGTTTTTCTTCTTATAAACATAATAACATCTCCTTTATTTTTTCTTTATCAATATAACAAAAATACTTAGCTACATCATACATATTATATAATGTTTTTAGTACAATGTTAAACATATCTTCACTTAAATATGGTGGAAATTGTCTATTTTCATATTGTCTTTCTAATAGATACAAATTCACACTTGTAAAATTTAAAAAAGGTTTTGTATCATTATTTTTAATACCTAATTCTTTTTTACATATCATAGCTTGTAAAGATAGGTTTTGATAATGTGGTTTAAATAATTCGTTAAAAACAAATTGTACTTCCATTGGTTTTGTTTTAGTAAAATTAGTAAGCCACACTAAACACTCAGTCCTATTTTCTATTTTAAAATTATTTAGTTTCATTTTCTTAAGAATATCTAATACTAAATACCTAAAATAAACTTCGTGAGCTAATTGTTTGTTTTGTGTATACACTATAGCTTTTGGGTTTATGTATTTACAATACTCAAATACATCAACTAAATCATAAAGCCATTTTGCAAACACTTTAAATTCTTCTTTAGTTAATACTGTTTTCTTTGGTATATCTTTTACGTGTTTGTAATTGTATTTAATGGTTTTTCCACTATAATAATACGCTTTTTTTATTTCTTTATGTTTTACACCAAAATACATAAGTGATGCAATTACCATCGTTGTAGAGTTAAAATTTGTTCCATATCTTAAACGTACTGATAATCTTATAATTTCTTCAGCTTGTTCTTCTGAGCTACAAAGAGCTTTTAGTAAGCTTTCAAATTTTATATGATTATTCATACAAAAATAATTAAGTTTTGTAAAAATAACGTGACCTAAAACTTCTAAAAATTTTTGTTGGTCTTGTTCTGTAATTTCATCTAATTTAAATATGGACATTTGATATAAATTCTTCTCCTATAGCATTTTTATAATGGTCTACATACACAAGTACATATAATGTAATAAGTTTGCTAATGTTATAATTTCTAGCTATTTTTTCTACTTTTATATGTACAGTCTTTCTCGGTGTGTTCATAATAAATAATCCAGCATATTTTCCTAAAAGTCTTTCTATGTCTTTGTCTAAAGCGTGTATATCATCTTTACACATTTCTAATACATAATCGTACGCTGTTTGTACAAATTTTTGAGTGTTTGTGTTGTATAATTTTTTTGTTATTTTCTTTAGCCATAAATACAATTCTGCTGGTATATTAACTGTTGTTAACACTCTTTCCATAAATACCTCCTATTTTTCTAAATTTTTGTTTTCTATTTCTTTGTTTATTTCTTCTAATCCTTTGTCTAATTTTTTCATATTATTATATAGCATTTTATTGTATCTAAAATCTTGTATGTTAGCTAATGTAATTGTTATAGTCATTACCATAAAAGATAAGAATACAATTATTGAAAAAAGAATACCTACCATAATTACACCTCCTCATCTAAATCAATTTCCATAAGGTCTACTTTTGAAAACACTTCAGAGCTATGTCTTGACCTTTGTACGATTTCATATTCTGTTGGGTAATTTTCTTCTAATGACTTCAATACTTCTTTCATAGATGTTATAAGCATACAAACATCATAAGGTGTATAATCACCTGCTAGTTGTAAACTTGCTACTGGTGTCTTACTTCCTCCACCTGTAATTATTTTTAAAGACATAAAATCACCAGTTTTTAATATCTTCTTTTCCTTTCTCATTTGTTTTTCTATAAAATCTTCTTCTCTAAACATATTTTTATCTCCTTTCAAATTTCTTTCCATTACACCACATATAGTGTTCTGTTGGGCAAAACTCATCATATACAAATTTTACTTCATCTTCTCCTATTGTTAAGTCACAATACATATCTCCGTGTTCTGCATACATACAATTCATACATTGTTCACAACTTTTATTTCTCTTAAACACTTTTATTCAGCTCCTTTACTTTAGCCTCGTTTAGATAATAGTTTGCTTTTATAATTTTATCTTCATTATCTTTACGTAATTCAGAAATAAAGCTTTCTAAAGTGTCTAATTTTTCCTTTTGTTCATTATTTAAGTGTGTTCTAGGTGTGTAATGTAACATTTTTCTACCTTTTTCCATAACATTTACACTTTTCATAAGGTTTTTTCTAATAACATAGTTTGCAACTTCTTGTGGTTCTAGTATTCTATAACCCTCATTGATTTCAGCTACTAAAACATAGCCCTTTTCTATAAGTATTTCTTTTGTCAAAGACATTAAATATAAAAACATTGTGTCAAATCTATCAATGCCTAAAACGTCCTCTATAAACGTATAAGGTACTTTCATACCATAATAATAATTTGCCTCTATATATTCAGCTAATCTTAATGCGTCTGTTTCTCTACTATTTCTTATATTATTCATTTATAACACCCCCATACCTTTCAACTAATTCTTCTAAACTTTTGCCTTCTTTTTTATGTTTTTTCCAAATCACTTTATAAGGCATACCATATGCACTACTAAATTCTTTTAAGTTTTTATAGTATTTACCACCAAATTTTAATTCGTGTGGTTTTCTTGATACAAATGGTTTAGGTTTTTTAATTTCTTTTGCTTGTTCTGGTTGTGGTCTTTCTTCTTTTAGTCTATTTTCTAAAACTTCTTTTAGTTGCTCTCTTATACTTACTGGTTCCACAAACTCTTTAAAAAATCCTAATATATTTGGTAATATTTCAAGTAAATTTGCTTTTTCATAATCTTTGCTATATTTCATAAGTGTTATAAGTGGGTAATTATCAGTTATTACTGTAGTTGTATATACATTTTCTATCTTTAGTCTATTATCTTTAAATACTTGTTCAAAAACATACGCACTTTGTATGTTATATTCATAATCTTTTTGTACCACATAAGTTGTATTTCCTCTTGTAATATAATATATTCTTACACCAGCTACATTTATATATGGTACAAAATCAATATCTACAAATCTATTTGTATCTTTTATTTTAATTGCTTTTATATCGTTGTGTTCTACTTCTACTAAACTTTCCTCAGTTTGCATACCATTTTTACTATTTATTATCATTTTAAACATCTCCTTAACCTTTCATTAAAAAATCATAGTTCTCCCACCATTTTGTTTTGTTTTCTGTATCATCATAGCATATATAATCTTTTTCATTTACTAGATTATCTTTATACACCACGTCTGCTATCATAATATCTTTTTCATACAGTAATGTTTCCTTATTAGTCTTGTAAACTTCTTTCCATACTTGTTCATAAACAAAACTAATATTTTGCATAGCTTGCATTAAAAACGTGTTATCGTATCTACTTATTTGTTTATCTTGATTTTCTATAATGTCCTCTAAATTTAAATACGATGTTTTTAATTCAGCTAGTATTTCTTTGTCTGTCATTGTTTCTTTCCTCCTTTTAACAAATTATAACACCATTATACTCAACTGTCAAGCTCTTTTTTATCTAAAATGGACATAAATTATCATAATTAAATTCTTCTTTACTTGCAAAGTCAAAATCAAAGCCAAAATTCTCTAAATCTTCATCAGTAAAGCCAAAACTTTTAAATGTTCTATATCTTTTCTTGCCATCATCACTAACTCTCCACATATCTTCTAAATATTCTACTAAGTTAGTTAGTAATTTCTCTAAATGTTTCTCATATGGTATAAATTCTAACTCCCACGTTTCTGCTATAAAGTCCATAATTTCTTTTTCTTTTGTAAGTTTTTCTAAATAATCAGCAAGCTCTTTACTACCATCGGTGTCACACCAGCCTAATGCTCTTTCTTGCCAGTCTTGTGCTGTTAGTATTGAGCCTACTGCAAAATTTCCTCCTTGTAAATCTCTCGTGCATACGTATTTCATTACAATACCTCCTAATAAGAGTAATAGCCATAATCATCATAATCATATTCAAAATCTATATAACCCCATTTTTGTTCTTTGTTATCTACTAATTCATATGATACCATATATTTACTATCAGCTATTACAATATCTTGACTTGTTATTTTTATTTCTTTATAATCAGATAAGTTTTTTAGTTCTTTTGTAGTCTTATGTCTTAATCTTAAAATATTTCCATAAACACTTTTGTCTATTGTTATAGGTGCTTTATAGTTGTAATTTCTAAAGCCATAAGGAGATAGACTATCTCCACTTCTGCTATAATAATTATTACTATATGTATAGTTAAAGTAATTGTTACTACATTTATAGCCCTCTACATTGTCAAACTTACCTATGTAAAATACTTCACCAGTCGGTATTAAAATTGTCATTTTACTATTTATAGCCTTATCAATTAAGTTCATAATCTGTTTATTTCTATACCAGTTATCAAACTTATTTATAATTGTTAGATAATCTCTAATAAATAGTTGCGTATCACTTAAATCATATTTATTGTTTTCCTTAGGGTAATTACCACACATTGATATAATACCATTATGTGCTATACCTATATTAGTTTTTATTTGTGGTTTTTGTAACACCTCATCTCTCTTAGATATAGGAAATGGGTGTGTACCCTTTGCATTTGTAGCTCCATGAGTTGCTATTCTAAAATGGTACACTATTGTTTTATCTTCTGGTAAGTTCTTTACTGCCTTATAAAATTTATCAAAAGTCATATAACCTTTGGAAATTATAACTCTATCATCTTTGTTATACATAAATCCAGCTCCATCTGGATTTTTATCCCATGCCTTTCTTAAAAATTCTTTACTTGGTTTCTTTTGTTCTTTTTCTTTTACTATTATTACACACATTTTATATTCCCCTTTCTTTGCAATATGCGTTCATAAAATCTGGGTACCTATAAGTTAGTACCTCTCTTAAATCAGTTTGTTTTACTGTTTTGTCAGAGTGTTTTTTACAATACTCTACAACATTATATACAAATATTAAGAAAGCCTTAATATCTTTTATATTATCAGTACTTGCAAAACACCTAAACTCTATTGTATTAGAGTTACACAAGTTAACTACCTTATATCTATCATGTGATAGGTATATACTATCTCTTATAGACGTTTCACTATCAGTATTGTTTATGCTATACTTACTAGCCCATCTACTTATTCTATCACTATTTCTTTTACAAAACTTTGTTAGTAGTTCGTAATTTCTGTCTGTTGATAATATATAACACACTCTATCTATAACTTTTTGTCTAGTTTCAGCGTTTGCTCCTAAAAACTTTCTATTTAAGTGTATATGTATTCCAGCATTTACTGGTGTTGACTTAATGCCTACCTCTTTTATAGGTTTTAAAAGTTCCTCCTCAAATCTATCTAGGTATGTATCAAGCCATGCTTTTAATGTTATAGGGTGCGTTACAAACTCTACACCATTTGACAAAGAGCCATCAGTTTTTGCGTACACAAAATCACTTGTTTTCTCAGTTCCAGCATATGCCAAATCAATAGTTTCTTGGTCTGTGTTACAAGAAAGTTCAGTTTCATACTCTAAGCCCATAAAATCATTAGCCTTTGTTTCATCTTCACTTGTTTTAAACTCTGGTATAGGTTTATAGCCATAACTTTTTAAGCTTTCTCTTTTCTTTTCTCTATCTTTACACTTTTTACATTTTTGATGAATACGCATTGTTACCCTATCTTCCTCAGAGTTATAAACTCTACCACAACAAGTACAATATACCCACTCTCTATAATGCTCATCACAAAAATACTGTGCGTTTCTTTTTTCAAATGTACTATTAAAGTTCATATTATAAGGTATTGCATAGTACTCATTACAAACTCTACAAGTTCTAAATGTATAATCAGAACAGCCATAGTTTCTACAATTAGAACAAGCATAAATATATTCATCAGTTCCAAACACTTTAATCTTTTTAATACTATTTTTCTTTACTAGTTTATTACATTGAGGGCATTGTTCGTAATGTAACTCTTTACAAGTACTACATATGTGATAATTGTTATGGTCTTTGTAATGGTTTTCACTTGCGTCATGCCACATTTGACAATTTTCACACTTAAAAAACTTTTTATATTTTATAAAGTCAAACACTTGTCCTTTCTCTTCCAACATTTTAAGTACAATACATATGTCTTGTTGCCTTAAAACTCTTATGTCATTATCTCTTGTCAATATATCTTTAATATGTTCTAGTTCTAAGTCCTTTATAAGTTCAATCATAGAGTTTTCATAACTTGGTTCATATCTTTTTCCTTTGTATTCAATTAATTCTCTATACATTGTCAAACACCTCCAATTTTATTCTTTCACTGTGTGTATTTATAATATTCACAATATCATTTATAAAATCTTCTTGTGATATACCTAAATCAGTATAAAGTTCATAAAACGAGTTACTAAAATTTGTGTAAAGCAAATCTACACCTAAGAAATAACCTATTCTTTCTTTTGTATAATATGGTGTTAAGTACTTTACTCTATATAATTTATTATCATTAACTATCATAACTAAACTCCTCTCTATTACTTTTCCACATTTGATATTCTTCTTCATCATCATATACAAACTTATTTCCATCAAGTAAGCCTATTAAAATATTTGCATATCTTTCTTTCTCACAGCCATCAGAGTTTGTATAACAATCTAAGAAAAAGTCTTTTGCTTTCTTTAAACTATCAAACTCCCTTAGTGTTCCATAACATAATGTTTTTATTACCATAAACAAAACTCCTTTCTATTTACTATAAATGGTATGTAGTACCTTTATTTTTTATAAAAACTTTGTACTAAATATTCCCCCATTTTCTTGTATTCATAATCGTATTTTTGTTTTAATCTTTTTTCTAAATTGTGTTCTAATAATTTTATCATTTGTTTTTCTTTATTTTTTAAAATAGTGTTTTGTTCTATAAAGTCATTTACTACACTTTTAATTTTGTTATCTTCTACATTTTCAATATCGTAGTAATTAAAATTTGTTTTGTTTTCGTTATCGGTCAAACTCATATAAAATAGTTCTATTGTACTTTCTAAAAAGTCTAGTGGTATTTCCACTCTCGTTTTTATATCTACATAGTTTTTATATTTCAATTTACTCACACTCCTTTACTACATAATCAAAATACTCGTTACAAATATTCCAAACATTGTCTAAATCTTTTACATAAGGCAAGTCATTATACATAAACTCATAAGTTCCACCATTTTGTTCCATAAGTTTTTCCATATCTTTTTCAGTTATATTGTGTATATTCATATATTGTTTTCTAGCATTATCATAGTCATCTCTACACCAGTCTAATAATGTTTCAGCCCCAACTTTTCCATTGTTTATATTATCAGTAATTTCTTTTAGTAAATTGTCATTTGTATTGTCTAGTTTGTACCAATAATCGTACAACTCTTTAATGATTTTATTTTTCATAAATAACTTTCCTTTCTATTTATTATAAATGATATGTAGTACCACCTATAACTTTTATAATATTTCCATCTTCATCGTTATGCCCTATAAAGTTCATTTTATACCACTCAGTTCCAGTATGTTTACAACTTTCACAAGTCCACGAGTAGCATACTAAGTTATCATCTTCAAAACTAGCCACTCCATATTCTAATGCTAAACTATTACAATAAGGACATTGTCCTTGCTCGTTTGATTTGTATTTCATAGTACAATCACTCCTTTACATTTCAATAAATACCATATCATTTTCATTTATAGTAGCACCATTATATTTTCCATGTATAAAATATTGTGTGAAATCATTACTACGTTTTACATTTGCTTTATACATATCATTGAATATTTTTTCATAAGTTTTTTCTATTATTTCAATCGTAGGTGTGTAGCCACAATTATTTACAAAATAGTTTGTAAAAGCACTTGCAATAGTTTTAGTTTTTCTCTCATAATTACAAACTATAAAGTAGAACTTTTTACCACACTCAAAAATAAATCCTTTATACATTTTTAATCACTCCTATCTAATATAAACAATGTGTAGTACCTAAATATCGTTTATTAAATCTATAATGTTATATATAATAAGTCGGTCATCTTCTTTTTGTATAAACTCAAAATCATCATTATAATTATCTCTTAGTCTATTGTATAAATCGTACAAGTCGCTTTCTACACTTTTTAAGTACTTTAAAATGTCTGGTTTTTCACTAATTTCTTGTCCTTTATTTCTACACTCATTACAAACACCATCAACTACAAGTTCTTTAAAATGTAACTTGCTACACTCATTACAAACTGCAAGTTTTTCATTTTCACACTTATAGCAATAAATACCACCATCAGTTTGGCAATAAGAACTATCATCACAAGCAACATATTTTCTACAACTTTCACAAAAATTATACCCAACACTATCATCTACACAATGTTTGCATATATAGTCATCATTACCATAAATTGTTTTTAATGCGTTTTCTTGTGTTAAACTTATTCCACACTCTCCACACTTCATAGACTTACAACTCCTTTCTTGCTTTTCTTTCCAAAAAGTCTTGTAAACACTCGTAGCCACTCTTATTTTGTTTATTTTCCTCACTATTCCAAAACTCTCTTACAACTTTCATAGCATCTTCAAACGCAAGGTCACACGCTGTTTTATCAATATTTGAAAGTTCTTTATAGTATTCATCATAACCTATACAAAATACATAGTACATAAAATCTTCATCGTACATATTACACACTCCCTTCTTGATATTCTATATTATCAAAATAAAATTGTTCTAAATCTTCTATACTTAAACTATTTATATAGTCTTTCACTTCTTTATTCATATTTTTGCAACATATCTTTCTTAAATTTCTATAATATTTACTTTCTTTTTCTTTCATAACTAAAACTCCTTTACACTTAATATAAATACTATGTAGTACCTAATAATTAAAATGTTCTTGATATCTATACCAATCGTATTTATTCAATATGTCCTTAGTATTTTCAAAATCAAATCCATTTTGTAATAAAAACTCTTTAATATGTCTAGTTGTTGTTCTACTATAACTACCTTTAACATATGCCCTACCATCTTCAATTTTAGCAACTAATGTAGTATAACTTATCAACTCCATTACAACATTTCCATTATCATAACTTGTAAATACATTTGCTTTTCCATAAAAACTTTTTGCACCATCATATATAGGTTCTAATCTCATAACTAATCACTCCTTACATTTAATATAATTGATATGTAGTACCTACATTTTAAATAATTAAAATATATTATTTATTGTTATATTGTTTTTGTTTTTGTTTTTGTTTTTGTTTTTGTTTACTTGTTACACTTAATATAAATGGTGTGTAGTACCTTTATAAAATATATGTATAATTATGTAAAAATATTATGTTTACTAATTTAATAATATCATGAACTTTTTTTATTTTGTAAAATTTTTGTTTTTAAAAAAATTTTTAAAAAGATTTTATATATCTTAAATGGTATTATAAAAATATTAAATTTATTTTTTTTTTTTTTAATAAAAAAATATATTTTA